CACAAAGTTTAATGTTGTTCCTGATAATAAAGGCATACTACATTTAGTTGATGAAGGTGTTCAAGTTTCATCCGAAGCAAAACCTTCCATGGGTTTATCTAGTGGCAGACAACTTGCAAAACTTCCAATTGAAGTACAGCGATTACACCAACAAGAGACTAATACGATCATGGGATCATTTATACCTGATATGTTTGACGTGAAAATTATAGATGATGTTCAGTCACCTGCTTACTTTGAAGGCAATACTGGAGTATCAAGACAAACAACATACTCAGTAGAGACTGAGATCATCAATGGTGTTGAAGTTCCTACAGCTCAGGCTAGAGAAAAGGTCAAGCAAATGGCAGCAACAATAGGTCATATTCAAGATCAAGATGCAGTAACAGCTCATTACCTAGTACCAATACGAAATTTATCAGAGGGTGACTTAGCTGATATTCCAATTGGACGCATATTAAAAGACGATGAAATGAAAGGTATTGTTGAGATACTTGAGAGAGAAGGTATTGATCCTAATCATATTGCACCAGTAACGACAAGCAATGGTGTTCACTTGTTAAATACATCATTTGGTGATCTAGATAATGAGGCTTTTGTAGCAGTATCTGATATAATTGGAGATTACCTTAAAGTAAAAGATGTTAATTATTACAAGAATGGATTTTTAGAAGATGGATATATAGGAGGTTTCGATGGCTACAAATCAGGACAAGCAGAGTACGCAAAAATTGCGAATCAATCTGGGAACACAGGAACAAGCAAGACAGATCAATCGTGGTGGGGTAACGCTGACGCAGTTGAAGCGAAGTTCCAAGAAGTCAGAGCCAACACAGAAAACTTCTTAAAGACTCACACACCAAAACAAACAATTCGACAGATCGGTGAACAGGCTGATGCCTTAGCTCTGTCTAGTAACAAGGTCATCAGACTAGGTGACTATTCCGAGACAGCTAATCAAACAATATATGATCGAATGCTTGGAGAAGCTCAAGCGATCCTTAAAGGTGGAGATAAAGAAGCTCGTGGATGGTACACAACCAAATTCCAACAAGCACTTGATCAACTCTCAAAGCGTCATCCTGAATTAGCACAAGGAGCAGATCAATCAGCAAGAGATTTATATTCATCTCTAGTTGCGATCACTTCTGATGGGTCGAGGATCAAAGAGAACCTGAGATTTGCTGATGATGTTTATCAGTCTTACAAACAAACAGGCAAAGTCAACCTACATATTCCTGCTCATACATCTAGTACATCATTCAGGGGTAATCTAAACCTACTTCAAAATGTTATAGACGAAAAAGGATTACGAGGTGCATTAGATTGGCTGAGTGAAACTCAAACATCCAAGGCAATTAAAGATCAATATGGAATAAATACTGGTTATAAAGTTGATGTTGAAGTTCCGAACTCTACGATCTTTGGAGCAAAGCTTGGAATGTTCCATGCAAATATAATGGGGCAACCAAACTGGTTAACCATGGATCGTTGGTGGTCAAGAACCTTTAATAGATACAGAGGTCAGATGACAATACAACCAACAGATTCATCAATGAAAGCATATAGAAAAGCAGCTAAAATATCTGCTTCTGTTCCTGATAGTGAAGTCATCGAAATGGCTCACATACAAGCTAGGAAGTATGCAAAGAGTGGATATAAGAATAAAAGCATCATAAATAAAAAAGCAAATACTGTATCAAAACAGATAAAAGGTTTAAGAAATGATCCTCAGAATGCAAGTGATCGAGCTTTCCAAATTGAAGTGACCGAGAGAGTAGTAAAGGAATTACAAAAAGAATTTCCTGATATGACCACAGCAGATTTACAAGCGATCCTGTGGTATGGAGAGAAATACAGAATGAAAGAATTTGGTAGTAAAGCTCCATTAGAAGTAGTAGACTACTCAGATGTAACAGAAGGTTTACTCAAGCAGTCACCAATAACAGGTTTACTATAACAATTAATAATTAATGATATACTTATGCAAAATTAGGAGAGTGACATGGCACTAACAACATACACAGAATTAAAAGCAAGCATCGCTGACTTCCTCAACAGAGACGATCTAACTACTGTCATACCTGATTTCATCACACTAGCAGAGGCTCAAATCAACAGGGATGTACGTCATTGGAAGATGGAAGCTCGTTCAAGTGGAGTACAAGACGCAACAGACGAATACATGCAGATACCTTCCGATTGGTTAGAAACGATAAGACTGCATATAACGGATAACACTACAACTGTAGTCAATCTAATATCCAGAGATGCGATGGCAGACAAACGACAAAAGGCGTTGGATGCGTCAGGAACACCTTTATATTACACACACGCTGATGGACAGATTCAGTTATATCCAACACCATCAGCAGAAACGAATTTGGAGTTGCTCTACTACCAAAAGACAACAGCATTGAGTGGTAGCAACGCAGATAACTGGCTTTTACTAGAAGCACCTGATGTATACCTCTATGGAGCGTTATTACATTCAGCACCGTACCTAGCAGAAGACGAAAGGGTAGCTGTCTGGGCACAGATGTATGGTGCTTCGGTAGCTAGATTAAATGAGGCTTCTGAACTAGCTCGTTCAAGTGGTTCAGGGTTGAGACTTAAAATAAGAGGATTAGGATAATGAGTTTTACTAATTATTTAGAAACAGAAATACTAGACCATGTGTTTGCAGGAGCGGCTTATTCAGCACCCGGCACTCACTATCTAGCATTATTTACAGCAGTTTCAGATGGTGAAGCAGGTTCAGTAACAGAAGTATCTACATCAGGTACAGCCTATGCACGAGTAGCAGTTTCATTTTCTACTTCAGGCGATACAACCAGTAATTCAGGTGCAGTTGAATATGCAACAGCAACTGGTGGAGGTTTTGGTACTGTAACGCATGTAGGTGTCTATGATGCATCCACATCAGGTAATTTGATGTGTTATGCAACATTAACTGCTAGTAAAGCAATTGCAGCAGGTGATGTATTTCGTGTACCAGCAGGTGATTTAGATATAACGCTTAACTAAAAAGACATTAGCAAATGACTTTAGGTAGTTACAGAGAAGGTAATTATGGCAACTATAACATCAAGTAGTTTTAACTATGGTTATGGCTTGTATGGTCGTAATGACTATGGCGAAGATGTTTTCCCTGCTACAGTTACAGTAACATCTACAACAACATCTTCAGCAACTAGAGTACGAATTGCAGGAGCATTAGTTGCTGGTGCTTCATCTATAACAACTATAGGTCAAGAAGTTCATCTTGGTAGTATGACAGCAAGTGCAACAAGCACGGTAACTTCAGCAGCAGTAATTGTAGCAATTGGTAGTGGAACAATGACTTCAACTGCAACCTTAGTTGCTGTAAGTTATAGAGTGAGACTTGCAGGTGCATTATCAAGTGTAACATCAGGAACTGCTACGATAGGGCAAGCGACCTTATCAGGTGTCGCACCAATGACATCAACAGCAACCATAGCCGCAATCTGTAACAGAGTAAGGTTTGGTTCAGGTACACCAACCGCCAATGCAAGTATAACTGTATTAGGATTTGGAACATTTGGTGGTATCGCATCGTGTACTCCATCTGCATCATTAGTTGCAGACTCAGAGAAAATTTGGCAAGGTTCAGCTACTTCCCAACCTGAAACGACCATTACAGCGACCTGTAATCGAGTGCAAAGTACGAGTGGTATAGTGAGCACTACATCAGGAACTGTGGCTATAGGTAGAAAAAAATGGATAACTATTACCTCTGATGAAGTAACATGGTCAGAAATATCAGAAACTTCAGCAACATGGACACCGATAACAAACGATGAAGTAACATGGACACAAATAGCAGCGTGAGGATGATATGGCATTAATACCTTTACAAATACCACCGGGAATACATAGGAACGGAACAGATTTCGAGTCTTCCAATAGATGGCGTGATGCAAGTCTTGTTAGATGGCAAGATGGCTCATTAAGACCAGTTGGAGGATGGACAACAAGAAAAGCTAGTGCATTTGCAGCACCACCAAGAGGTATGGTTTCTTGGATGGACAATTCAAACGATGAAAAATTATGTAGTGGAACGTACGATAAACTCTATTATGTCAATCCGGGCAGTACGGTTTATGACATTACTCCGGCAGGTCTGACATCAGGTTCAGAGGATGCACTAATAAATCTAGCGTATGGTGGTGGTTATTATGGAACTTCCTACTATGGCAGAGAACCTGATACTTCAGGTGTTTACGCAGAAGCGACATCATGGGCATTAGACACTTGGGGTGAGTACCTTCTAGCGTGTTCGTCCGAGGATGGAGAGATTTACCAATGGCAACTCGATACAGCAGTGCTTCCTACAGCATTGACAAACGCACCAGTATCGAATGTATCTATGTTAGTGACAGAA